TACAAGAAGCCTAGCGGTAACCTTGTGCTACCCAGCGCATGTAAGTTCTGTAGCTTTAAACACAAGTGTCACCCGACACTACAGTCACTACCCTCACGGGTATCTAAATCAGCTAACCCACCAGAGGTAGACTATGTGTTAATAGGTGACGGACTTGGCTCGTAAACACAATAAAAGAATCTATCGTAGTGGCCTCGAAGAGGAGGCCGCTGCATTCCTTAAGACTAGACAGAAGAAGGTAGAGTACGAGAAGCTAAAGATAGAATGGGAAGACCTAAAGTATCGCACGTACACACCAGACTTTGAGCTAGATAACGGTATCATAATAGAAACTAAGGGCATCTTCAGTGCTGCAGATAGACGCAAACACGTTGAGATACAACGACAACACCCTGACTTAGATATTCGCTTCGTATTTAGTAACGCTAACGCTAGGCTTTACAAGGGTGCTAAGTCTAGGTATTGTGATTGGTGTGAGCAAAAGGGTTTCAAGTGGGCGCACCGTGTGATACCTGAAGGGTGGTTGCTTGAGAAGGGTGACCGACTAAAAGAGCAACGACTAAAAGTAAAACGGAGAACGTAATGCCATATGAAGTTAAGCCAGGTGAGATAGCTATTGTTATGAAACCTGTAGTAGATACTGACGGAGATTGGACTGGAGATATACACACAGGTCTTATCTTTGGATCAGAGAAACATGTAGAGGCTATGCGTATTGAGTTAGACATGGCTTTAACTATGGCATCAACAGCACGTTTCTTAGATGATAACCCTGAGTTCATCGAACTGTATGATGAATACAAACACGAAGCATTGCAAGAGATGTTCCCTGAACAGTATGAACAAACCTTACAAGAGCTAGAAGAGGAAGAGGGTTACACTCAAGAAGACAACGTGATCCGACTAAACAAATGGACGAAGACACAGGGCAACGCATGACTGATCCAGTTAATAAACCAATACACTATAACACAGGTGGCATAGAAGCAATCGAAGCTATCCTAGCTGCAACCAATGAGCAGAGTGAAGGGTACTTACAAGGTAACATCATGAAGTATATCTGGCGTTACCGTTATAAGAATGGCCTTGAGGATTTGCAAAAGGCACAGTGGTATATAAATAAACTAATCGAAGTGTATCAAGAGAAACATAAATGAAAAAGTTTAGCATTACATTTGTAGTTAAGGTAGATGAAGATAATAACTTCCTGTCTTCCTATGAGGATGCACATGAAGAAGATATGCATGATGTAATAATCAACGCTATGCATGACGTTGATGATGTAGAAGTAGAAAACTTAGTAGTGAAGGAACGAGGATGATAAGTGAGAAGGACTTAGAGAGTATGGGATATTATGATATGTTCCCAGATGCTGACCCTGTTAACTGGGCAGACTTCTACTCAGGTTGGGTAGAGAAGAAGATACTTACCAAGGATCAGGAACGCTTGGTTGAGAACACCCTTGGTCTTGTAGGTGAAGCAGGTGAGGTAGCGGAGAAGATTAAGAAACTAATCCGTGACAACAACAAGTATGCTAACGAAGAGATCATGAAGGAACTAGGTGATGTGGTATTCTATGCCACTGCACTAGCAAACATCTATGGGCGGGGGCTACAAGAAGTACTTGAGCTTAACATCCAAAAGCTAGACGACAGACAGAAACGAAATAAACTAAGAGGGAGCGGGGATAACCGATGAGCAATCTACTACCAACAGACTACCAGTCATTCATTCACAAGTCACGCTATGCGAAGTACTTCGATGGTAAGGGGCGTGAGAACTGGGATGAAACAGTAGAGCGTTACATGGATAACGTTGTGCGTCCTGCAGCAGGTGATGACTCATACATCAACCAGATTCGTGATGCCATCCTAAGCCTAGAGATCATGCCATCTATGAGAGCTATGATGACTGCAGGTCCAGCACTAGAGCGTGACAACACAGCAGGGTACAACTGTTCGTACCTACCAGTAGATGACCCTAAGAGCTTTGACGAAGCTATGTATATCCTACTATGTGGTACAGGTGTAGGCTTCTCTGTTGAGCGACAGTACATCAAGAAGCTACCTGAAGTGCCTCAACTATACGACAGTGAGACTACCATCGTAGTACGAGACAGTAAGGAAGGTTGGGCTAAGGCATTCCGTCAGCTACTAGCATTGCTATGGGCAGGTGAGATTCCTAAGTGGAACGTAGATAAGGTACGCCCTGCAGGTGCGCGACTAAAGACATTCGGTGGACGTGCCTCTGGTCCTGCTCCACTAGTAGAGTTGTTTAACTTCAGTGTACAGACATTCAAGAATGCACAAGGGCGTAAGCTATCTTCACTAGAGTGTCATGACTTGATGTGCTTCATTGGGCAGATCGTTGTGGTTGGTGGTGTTCGTCGCTCTGCTATGATCTCTCTGTCTAACCTGAGTGATGACCGTATGCGTCACGCTAAGTCAGGACAGTGGTGGGAAACTGCAGCGCATCGTGCCCTAGCTAACAACTCTGTATGCTATACTGAGAAGCCAGATGTTGAAACATTCATGCGTGAGTGGACTGCTCTTGTAGAGTCTAAGTCTGGTGAGCGTGGTGTCTTCAACCGTGAAGCATCTAAGAAGCAAGTGGCTAAGTTTGGTAGACGTAACCCTGAGTTTGACTTCGGGACGAACCCATGTAGTGAGATAATTTTGAGGCCTTACCAATTTTGCAACTTAACGGAGTGCGTAGTACGTGCAACAGATAGTCTTGAAGACTTAGAGCGTAAGGTTAAGTTAGCCACCATCCTTGGTACTATTCAGTCAACGCTAACTAAATTTCCCTACCTACGTAAGGTATGGCAGAAGAACACAGAGGAAGAGCGTCTACTAGGTGTGTCTCTTACAGGCATCATGGACAATCCTCTACTAACATCTAAGAACAAAGGATTGGATAAGACCCTTGAGCATCTACGATCCATCGCTGTTACTACTAACGCTGAGTGGGCTGAACGCCTTGGTATCCCTGCTTCTGCTTCGATCACATGCGTTAAACCATCAGGTACGGTATCACAACTGGTTGACTCCGCTAGTGGTATTCATGCTCGTCATAGCCCCTACTATATTCGTACTGTCCGTGGTGATAACAAAGACCCACTAACACAGTTCATGATCGACAACGGTATCCCTGCGGAGCCATGCGTCTTTAAGGGTGACACTACTACAGTGTTTAGCTTCCCAGTGAAGTCACCTAATCGTGCTGTGACACGTAACGATATGACAGCCATTGAGCAGTTAGAGATGTGGCTAACATATCAGCGTCACTGGTGTGAGCATAAACCATCGGTGACTATCTCAGTGCGTGACCATGAGTGGCTAGAGGTAGGTGCATTCGTGTACAAATACTTTGATGAGATGTCAGGTGTATCGTTCTTGCCGCACTCAGATCATACCTATCAGCAAGCACCTTATCAGGACTGCGACAAGGCAACATATGAAGAGCTACTAGCTAAGATGCCTAAGTCTATTGATTGGACACGGCTCTCTGAGTATGAACAAGAGGACAACACTGTAGCTATGCAGACAATGGCTTGCTCTGGTGACTCATGCGAAATCGTAGACCTCACAGCATAGGCAATGTTGAATCACCCTGCGTACTCGTATGCCGCATAGAAAACGGTGAGTGCGCTGGGTGTAAAAGAACAGTTGACGAGATACGTGATTGGGTGATAATGTCTGAGTACGAACAAAAGAAACTGTTACATGAACTGAAATGGAGAAGAGATGTACGTGATAATCACACGTGATCAATGTAACTTCTGCGATGATGCCAAAGCTCTGATGAAGGGCAAAGGTATTCAGTACGTAGAATATAATATACAATCTAAGTCTAGCGCATGGTTGCTATACTTACTGAAGCGTTCGAGTATAACTACAGTACCACAAATCTTCAACGATAAAGGGACGCACGTTGGAGGGTACACAGAACTTAAGGAGTATCTAACATGATCGAGTTTTTAGTAGCTAGTGTAGTCGCACTAGGTTTAGGTGTAGGAGTATTTACAGAAGTAGTACAGCCTACAGCAGAGTATGCACTTGACCAAGGCAAGGCAGGGTATGAGTACGTACAAGAGAAGCTAGACTAATGTGGATTCTGGTAGTTGTATTGATTGATGGTCCACTTATGTTTTCTTACGCTGAGTCGTTCCCATACACTGACGAGGAGCGATGTTGGACAGATGCATATGTGTCATACCAAAAGCATATGGCTACCAGACCTAACGAAAACGCTTACGTTGTAGCGTATTGTTCTGAAGTACCTAAAGGAGTATGAGACATGGCATGTGTATGTACAAAATGTGATGAAGTTTTAGGCGATCATAATTGGAGTCCTTACAGAAAAAAGCATGATCACCGCTTATGTAATTCCTGTAAGAGTAAGACCAATGCTCAGTCAAACCCTAAGCACAATCATCTTAGGATGTACGTCAATGGTAAATACATTCCAAAGACACACCCTTTGTACAAACCAGGACGCTACAAAAGCTTCATGGATTTAGGTATAGAGAAGGTTAACTCTGTTAAGCATGGCTACGTATACATCATTACCAATCCTGCATTCCCTGACTGGGTTAAGATAGGCATGGCCTTTGATGCAGAGGATCGCTTAAGTGGTTATCAAACAGGCAGTCCCTTACGTGATTACGAACTAGCTTACTATGTATTTACCAATAACAGAGTTAAGTCAGAAAAAGAAGCACATATAAAAGCAGAGAAGATCGCTAAGGAATGTAACTATGAATGGTTTAAGATGACAGTAGAACAAGCGAAGGATGTACTGAACAGCCTTAACTTGTACCTTGAAACTGAGAAGGCGTGTTAATGAAAAGGATAGAGCTAGAAGCACATGACTTTGTTGAAGCTAAGAAGAAGCAGTTCAGCGAAGGACTACGTGAAGCTGTGCATAATCTAGACTCCTACATCTTTAATAACTTACATGAGTGTGAACAGAGGGAAAATGCGAGGGAGAGACTTATAGAAGCTATGATGTGGGCTAGGTTAGCAGCAGATAGTCACGGTATAAAAAAGTAAAGGGGCCATTCGGCCCCTCTCTCTTTAGTTACGTCTGAACTTTGAGTACGCTTTGGCACCCTCTATGTATCGTCGTAAGAGTTCGTGATCCATAAAGACCTTCTCCTCTTGCGTATACTGATCAGATGCTTTTATCTCCTCACGTGCTTCCTCTAATGTCTTATCACCTAGTCCTACTTGGTGTGACAATGAGATATCCCAATAAGCTTTAGCATCAGAGGCTGTCTTACCTGCAAGCTTCTTATACTCACCACGAATGTATGCTTGGTAGTCACCTTGATACTCTTCGCTCTTCTCTGCCCAGTCTGATAGTGTCTCACGTGCTGCATCTCTTGCGTCTGTGATACGTTGACGTACCCATCCCTCAAGTCTACCACGTTTTTGTTCTAGCGTTAGCTGTGCATAAGCTTCATCATTCTCAATGAAGTCCTCTGCAGCTACAGCTAAGCTACCCTGTAGTCCCATCTGAGTTAGATACTCTAGTGCGTTATTCTTTTCACGGTAAGGATTATAGATAACGAATGGATCAAGGTTAAGCTTAACCATCTCACGCTGTAGTCGTGTCTTAGGTGGTGACTTAGTGAAACCTGTGTACTGTTTCTGTAGTGGATCAAGTACACGCACAGGCCCAGCGCCAAAGACATCGTAACGTACAACGTCATAGCCTTTGTCTTTATTGAGTGGGTCTTCTAACTGGAACTGTGTACGAGCTACACCACCCATATACTTGAACAGTCCTTCCATCTCTGTTGTGCCTAGGTCAATACCTGTAGCATCACGCAGAGTATTAGACATCACGTTCAAGTTAATGTCAGGTAGGTTACGTGCCATACGCTGATACAGTGCTATGTTAGTACTCGCATCACCATACAGATCATGCATAGCTACAGTAGCATCTAGTGTGTCAGGATAGTAGGATGAACGTGGATCAAACTGTCCATAGAAATCCTTCATCACTGCAGCAGGATACATAACAGAACCTACGTAGTCACCTAGTACCTTCATAGCAGGTTGTAGGTTCAAGTCACCATCAGCAATAGACTGTGCTGTTAGTAGTGCTTCATCTACGATAGTGCCACCAGGACGGAACTCTGTACCGATCAACAGCTTACTTAGGTTCTTACTTAGTATCTCTGGCTGTTGGAAGTCATTAGGTAATCCCTCACCCATACGTGCAAACTGTGCCATAAAGTAATGCATGGGTGCTGTTGGTCCCATAGCAGCTTGAGCATTGATAACTTCTTCTGTTACAGTCTCGTCTTCGAACCAAGCTCTATCATTAAGTGCGTTCTCTTTTTGCACCATGTAGAAGCCAGCCATCATAGCTGCACCTGTAGCTTGCTTAGCCCACTCGTCGTCTGTTAAGTCAAATCCCTTGTAAGCTACGTTAAGTACAGAGTAATCCTTAATGAACTTAGCCTGTGATGCTAGGTAACGAGGGAAGGGTATAACTGTAGTGACAAAGTTGCGGTGCATAAAGCCGATGCCTTTGTTCACAGCTTTACTAGTATTACTTGCATCCTTACCACCAAAGCGATTCTGGAATGTGAAACGTAGGGCTTCATCCAGTGCATCATGGATCATGTCCTCAGATACAACGTCTGAATCACCTAGTTTACCTTGACGCATTACTTGCTCAAGTGATGTACCCTGCTTACGCAATGAACGGTTAAGACTAGATGCTACCACAGCCTTCTTAAACACGTGGTCAGAGAAGGTGTTGAGTGTGTTGAATAGGTTACCTGCCTTAGCAAGCTTTGTGTTACGTACAGTCTGGGATTCAGCCTGTGCTGCGTCCATGAATACACGGCTCACAAGTTCAGGCGATTCTTTACCTAGTAGATTTACGACACTATCTGCTACATATGCGTCCTTTGTAAGGTATGCAATAGTATCTAGTGTACCAGCAAAGGTATCACCTGCGTCTGACTTACCACGTACAGCCTTAATAGCACCAGAGAATACCTGATCCATAGCATCAATGCCTGTCATAGCTACACCAAAGATGTTGTTCCGTAGTGTAGTAGCAGGTTGTGATGTCATCATGGCACGTCTGAAGTCTTCTACATCACGTGCAGAACGGTATATCTTACCCGCCTTAGACATACCTGCAGTAGCATCAGCTAGTTCTCTTGCCTCTTGTCCAGACAAAGGTGACAACCCTTCATCCCACAGCTTATCAAGTTTACCTGCGTACTCTTTAGCTTTGTCTTTAGCTTCTTGCCCAGTAAGCTTGCGTCCACTCATAGTGATCCACTGCTTCTGTTGTTGTAGCAAACGAGCAGCATCAGATACTTCAGCAGCATACACAGCAGACAGTTGCCTACGTGTAAGTCCGTAACGTTTAGCTATCTCATCAAACAGAGGAGTAACTTGCTTACCCTCATCCATCTGACGTGCAAGGAACTCAGTGATACGCTGTCCCGGCTCTGCCTTAAACGACTTGTCACGCTTAGCAATCTCTGTAGCTAAATCAGCAGATGCTGCACTCAAGCGTTGCATCAGTCCCTTGTCAAACCCACCAATCAAACCATCAGGTAGATCAGCAGACAGAATATCTATCTTAGCTTCACGCCCTTCTTTTACAAGCGCTGGGTCAATAGCTGCCATAAGCTTTGACTTAGAGAACTTAACAATCTTCTCACCCTCTGGTGTAGCCATCTTTGCTTTGAGTGATTCTATGGCACGGTTAGAAGCCTCTGCCATCTGTAGCTTATTAGCTTCTACACCCTCTTCGATGACATCAGCCATACGCTCAGCACCCTTCTGCATCCTACGTAAGGGAACATAGGAAGCTACACCACCTGTGACACCACCGATAGTACCAGCCAATGCAACGTTAGCACCACTTACTTCGTAGTCTTCACCGATAGTAGCACCGCCACGTTTCTTGATAAGCTCTGTGCCTAACTGTGATGCTGCAGCAGTACTGCCGTCTAAGGCAGAAGCTAGTAGTGTCTTCTTCATGACGTTCTTGCCAAGGTTCTTCAAGGCAATCTTGCCACCCTCTTTACCCGCTTGTACTGCAGCAGCACCTGCACCAGCAGTGAAGGGTATCGCAGCAGCAGAGACATAGGTAGACGGTGCAGTTATGATACTCTCTCCATAGTCCCATACCTTAGCTCCACCACCGTCAAGCCATCCCTCACCCTTAGCATTATCAAACGCATACATAAGACGTGCATACGCCTGACGTTCCTGCTCTGGTGTTGTTTCATCATTCATGAAGTAGTAGTCCTTAGACATCGTAACTTCATTGGTATTCATAATACGGAAGTGCTCAAGGACATCGTATGTGATATCCTCTCCAGTCATGTTAGAGAAGTCAGCATCCTCGTAACCTTTACGTCTAGACTTTAAGAACGTAATAGCATCATCAAGGAAATACTTATCATTGCGGAGATCAGACAGTTTCTTCTCTGTCATGTTCTCCTCTGTGTAGTATTCGTAACCCATTAGCGTACCTTACTGTTGTTCGTCTAGTCGTTTCAAAGTTAGGTACATGATACGTGCTACATTACGAGCATCAATATCTGAACCTAGATTTAAGTTCGCTCCCTGATCTCCAAACCATGCAGCTACAGCACCCAATACATCATCCATAGAGTCTGCACCTGTTAGCTCTTCCTCTTCACGTAGATATGTAAGTAAGTCTTGTCCACTCTTACTGATGATAAACTCTGTGCTAGACATAGGCTTCTCTGACTTAGGCTCTACGTAACCTTTAAAGTATTGCTGTGGGTTCATGTAACCGTAAGCAAAGCGGTAGTCAATAGGACGTGACGGTAGACCTGCATCCCGCTTCTCTTGACGGCTCATGTCCTGATACTCTTCAAAGGTGTAGTTCTTTGCAGCCTCAATGAAGCTTTGCTTAGTCTCTTCGTTGCGTTCCTGTACACTCTTAGTGGTGTCTTCAGGTTTAGCTTCAGGCTCTGTCTCTACTATGTTATTAACAAGAGCTTCATTCTGTAGTGTAGGCTCTTCAGCTGCAGGTTCTTGTGTAACTTCCTCTTGTGCAGCAGGTGGCTCAAGTACTAGCTCCATCTGCTCCTCTTGTGTGGTAACTACGGGTGGCTTAACAGTAGGTGTCTCTGGTTCTACTACTTCTTCTTGCCCGTCACCAAATAAAGTATCTAGTAGTTCTTCAGTAACAGCACCCTCTTTTATAATCATATCAGCTAGTGCACCTGACTTAACTGCTTCACTAAACTTACGTAACTCTTCAGGTGTGTTGATCTCACTGGAGATAGATAGCAATGCAGAGGCACGGTTGTCGTTAGTGTTGAAGCCGTTGTAGTAGCCCTTCTTAAGTAGCTGTAGTTCTAGCTCAGCGAATTGCTTACCACCCTTAGCCATAGTCTGCCCAAGTGCCGCACGTTGCTTAGCTCTATCATCTGTAGCATCCTCTACTTTAAGTAGGCTTGCCATTGTACCCAGCGCATCGTCAGGTACATCAGTGATGTCATCAAACTGACCGTTACTAAAGTTACGTGTTAACTCTGCACGGTACTTAGTCTGTGCTGCCTCGTAATCAGTAGCCACTTTATAGTCATGCTTAAGTTCACCTAGTGTACCAGTAGCACGTGATACACCGGGGAATGTTTGATAAGGGGTGCCATCCATCTGTGCAGCCTGATACAGAAGCAAGTCTTCTACAGGGATACCCATAACTTGCATCTGTTTAATAGCATCCTCTGCTCTTGCACGTGGGTTAGTCATAAGAGTCTCACCGATAGCTTGCGCCCAAGACTTTAGCTTCTTACCTTCAGACTTATCTTCAGGATTCTGTGCCATATTATTAGCGTAACCTAGGACAGCCCTACGTAGTGCCATCTCTGGTGTCACACCTTCAGGTAATTCTAGTACGTCACCCTTCTTAATGTTCAATACACTCAGTAGGTCTTCCTTACGTAGCTGTACGTTCTCAGGTAGAGAAGCTTTGTGTGCAGCAAACGTAGAGTACAGATCATTGATGTCATACTTCTCAGCAAGAGCTACATACTCTGCATCATTGATACCAAACTCTGTGTTGAATGTATTCATCAACTCCATCTGTTGTTGTAGCTGAGCAGTAGACTTAGAAAAAGCAGGGGCTACACTTCTAGCTCTAGTAAGTTGATTGTCTAAATGCTTCTCATAAGTCTCACGTCTTTGTTCTGTAGACTCTTCAAAGGCTTCACCAAAGCCCTCAATTAAACCCGCCTGAAACGCTCCAGTTATAGCCATTACATTTGCTCCTTAGACATTAAGCCACCTGTAGGCATCTCTTCTTGTGGCGCTTCTTCTTGCTCTAGCATAGCTTCTGCTACGTCTTGTTGTAGCTCATCACCTGCATCCATACCTTCAGCTGAACTTAAGCTACGCTTCATTTGAATCTTAGAAGCTAGTCTACGTGCACGTTTGATACGAGCTATCTCATCCTTGTCATCGTAGTCAGCCATAGTTTCTTTGTATTCAATCTGTGCAGCCATAGCCAAAGCTTTTACATGGCTAAATAGCAGAGGCCCAATTAGTAGCTTAACATCTACAGAATGAATACCATCCATTACACCACTGGTAAGCATAGTACCTACCATAATATCAATAGGTACACCTGTATCTATCATATCAAGTAAGTTATCCATTACCTCATCGTCAGATAGCTTCTCAATATGGTAGTTCAACGCATCTGCAGGTTCACTAAACTTAGCGGGTTGTTCCCAAGGTACACTACCAGGTTCGTCTGTAAGAGACTGCCCGGGAATTGGTCTATCAAAAGGAGAGTGTTTCATAATATATCCTACTTAGCAAACCCAGCACCGAAGTATAAACCTACGATAGCTGATACAATATGTGTGTCTAATGGTGTGATTACAAAGCCTTGTGCGTACTTCCACTTAACTTGCTCAGGTCCAGCACCAAAGATGAAATCAAAGAAGCCTGTCTGTACTTCAGTGTAGCCTACAATAACATTTACTTCTGGGTAGAACACAGCGACTAGCTTTGGTAAAACAATTATAGCAAACACAGCAGACAATGCAATAAGTCTTCGCGTCCAAGCAAAGTGTTTATCGTTCTTACCTGCATCACGTGCCATAGCTACTTGCTTAGCGTTGAAGTTAGCACGTTCCATGAGCATCTTCTGCTCAGCTTGACGAGCCTTTATACTCTGGCCCCATATGCTCATGACTCCACCTAATACGGTAGAGCCTAGCATTGTTACGAGTTCTAATGGTAAGCCTAGCATTATTCGTCATCTCTCAATCTAGGACGAGGAGACACACCTCTAGTATTAGCTGAAGGTACACTGCCTTTATTCTCTTCTAATACTTTTAATGTTTCAGCTACTGTGTGCTGCGCTTTATTACCGCCTTTGCCTCCAGATGCGTAAAAAGAATCACCCGCCTCTAGGTCTGTTTTAGGCCACTTACCATACTTACCTTTTTTAATAGCATAAGGGACAGGAACAGATGCAAACTCCATAGCTAAATCTAGCATAGCTCTCTCCGCACTTACATCACCTATATTTTTTAAATAGTTACTTAATCTTTTACGTCCGGGTTTTTCAGAAACCAGATATAAACCTACCTTCTCTTGTACTTCAGGTGTAAAAACGGTATCCCCTGATAACCCTAAAGCCTTAACAGCCATAGGGAATGTTCTATTATCTGTCTGGTATTTGCCTACAGCAAAAAGCCTATCTTTATTGTTAGGGTCTTTTATAGCTTGGTATTTTAGAATCTCATCTACTGTTAGCTCACTAATCTTTTTACCGCCACGAGATGCTACCAACTGAGAGCCTACAATCTTATCTGTTGTAGTACCTTCTTTTGATTTTACAGGTATTGTTCCTCTGTTTGCTGAATCATACCCGCCCTCACCAGAAGCAATAAACTCTAGTAGGCTGTTCTTCTTTACAGGCTTAGACATAAGCCCTAGCTCTTTAGTATCAATAGTACCAGGGTCAATCTCTTCAGCCATCTTATACAGAGGTTCTGGGCTGCTTAGCTTACCCATGTCAGAATCTGTTACATCAACCATAGCTGTCTCTGTAGCACCTGAATCTGTAGGCATAGCTATCTGTGCATCCAGTGAAGCACGTAGACGATCAGCCTGTGCCTGTGTAACATCCTCAGTGTTATCTACATCCATGCCTTGGTACATGTCTAGCGTAGGAGAGTTCTGTAGAGGTGCAGCAATCTGTGCCATCTCCATCATAACCGCTTGGTCTGGTATGATAGGGGCTAGCGGCTCAGTCTGAAACGGTTCTATTGTAGCCTCTGAAGTCTTACCAAATAAACTATCATAAAACTGTGACAGCCAAGACTTACGATCTTCACCTGTCTTCTTCATAAGGGCTTCTGTCTGAGCCTTAGTATCCATCTGCTGCGCTTCTTCTAGGCTAGATAGAATTAGGTTCTCGTATTCTTTTAAGCTTAAGTCTGCCATTAGTAGTAATCCTGTTATACCTATTATAGCCATTTATTAATAACTGCATCCACGATAGTATTGATAATCTTACCTGTACCAGTACCCTTAGCCTTATCAATCTCAGCTTGAATCTCTGCTTCCTTCATAGAGTTAGCCATAAGCTGTAGACGAATAGCGTTCTCTCTATCCATCTGAGACTCAGCTGTACGCCAAGCATAAGAGATAACGTCACGCTCTAACTGTAAGGTATTGTTATACGCAGTCATAGTGAAGTTGTTAGCTGCCATAGCTGCATCACGATTTGACTGGTTCTTCGCAGCGTTCTCAATAGTGGTTGTCTTCTGCGCCCACGCTGCGTTAGCTTGTGCAATAACCAAGCCTTGCTCTGCGTTGAACTGATCACGTGCAGCCTGTGCTGTAGCGTTGAAGGTAGAGATAGCGTTAGCCTCACCTGCATTAAAACGTGCAGTCTCGTTGGCTTGTGCATTGTTATGCATAGCTACCTTAGACGCTAGGTTAGCAAAGAACTGATTAGTCTGGTTCTCTGATGTAGCATTGAACTGACGTGCTGCATTCTCTGCTGCTGCATCTGACAACAAAGTATTAGCAATAGTCTGAGACTTAAACATAGCTGTCTGTTGCTCGTTGTTTAAGTTAGTCATGTCCATATCCAAGAACGCCTTAGCATTCTGAACTTGTGCTTGTTGTCTATTGTTTAGGTTAGTGATGTCTAGCTGTGTCATAGCTGCAGCATCAGCAAGTACTTTAGCGTTAGCCGCATTCAAGTTAGCCATATCTACAGAGTTAGCTAGTCGTGCATTCTCTAAGGCTACTTGCTGCTCAGCAGTGAAGTTCATATTAGCAATATCACTGATCTTAGCTGCGTTAGCTACACGTGCTTGGAACTCTTGGTTGAACTCTAAGCCTAAAAATTCAGCACGTTTTTCTGCTGCAAACATAGCAGCTTGTTGGCGATTGCTTAAATTTTGTGCTTCAAATCGTGCAAAGGTTGCAGCGTCTGCTTGTGCTACTGGTAGTGCAGATTCCATTGCTGCCTGTACTACAGCTTGACCCGCCATAGATGAAGCAGATAGACCACGTGCAGCCATCTTAGCTGCCGCTGCTCTCATAGCACCTGCTGCCCACGCTGGAGGTTCGTTACCTTCGAACTGCTCCATCAAGCTTGTAAGTTGTCCTTGTACTGTAGCATCTGTTGAAGGAGAGCCTGTAGCTGCAGCAAAGTTAGTCTCTGCTCTAGCACGTGCCATATCTACAGTAGAACCAGCGATCATCTCACCAGCTTGTACTTCACGTGGAGTAGGTGCTTGTACCTGTTGAGCTTGTGCAATCTGTGCAGCACTCAATCCTAGTTGAGCTAGTTGCTCAGGTGACATAGTAGCTGCTTCAGCTAGGGCTTCATCACTAGGCTTACCTGTAGCTGCAGTAAGCTTATCCATAGTAGCTTGTACAGCTTCTTGTGCTGTCACTGCTTCTACTGTAGCTGCCGCTGCTGTCTCAGGTGCTGCTACTTCTGGTGCTGCTCCTGCCTCTGTCTGTACAGCCTGTGGTGCAGTCTCATCTACCTGACCTGTACCTTCAGCAATCTGTCCTGCTGCCTTATCCTCTGCAGTAAACTCTGTTACTTCAGGCTTCTGCACAAGAGCCATAGGATCATTCATTGCAGTAGCTGTAGTCTCAGCTGCAGTAGGTACTTCTGTTACGTTAAACGCTGCTTGTGCAGACTGCATTCTTTGGTTAGCTGAGTTCACTGCAGCTTGTGCTTTGTTTACTGCTTCAGCTAGTGTCGCGTCATCAGGCTTAGCTTGTTGTGCAGCAATAGCATCTTGTAATTTCTGTTGCGCGGTTGCTACTGCCTGTTGTGCTGCATCTAGTTTAGCTTGTCCACCTTCAGCATAGCCATTACGTACCATACCACCAGTCGCCATACCAATGCGCTTCTTAGCAGTCTCAGCCATCTTACCTACACGTGCTGCAGCAGCAGGGTTAGCAGCTAAGTATTTAGCTTGTTCATCACCTTGCATACCTTGCATCTCAGGTACAATCTTACCCATCTGTTCTGGGGTGAAACCTGCAAATCTTTTAGCCATAATTATTTATTCCCTATTTGCATCCACACAGATGCAGCTATAAATGATAGCAATGCTACTGTTGATATTCTTACTACTGTTGACCAAATGCTTTTCTTTGTATCACGATAAGCTTCGAGTAGAGTACGCATCTCATGTAAGTCTTTATGTGCGTCATCATCTTGCAAGCCTAGCGACTTTAGTGCCTCTCTAGCACCACGTCTAGCTGCACGATCAAGCATAGCCTCTAGCTCTTCTGGTGTCAAGTTGATGTTGCTCATTGGTGCTTACCTATTGGACAAGTGTTGCCGCTCATTCGAGCTTTGATTGGCATTATGCATTTACATATACTACAGGTCTTAGTTAGTTGCTTATAGTTCTCACAAGATTTACATGTCTCTATCTTTTTGAGGTATTTATCTGTCGCCTCTAAGAAGGACATTACGTACTAAACTCATGTATAGATGTAGCACCTGAGATATCATCAAAGTTAACCTGCATGTTTAACCAGTTAGTGATGGTTGTCTCTAAGTTAGTTGTATTAGAGAATGTACCTAATGCTTCCCAAATACGTGTGCCATTATGAAGGGCTAGGATAGCTGGTAGTACTGGTGGGGCAAACAGAGGAATGTCATCTGATGTAACATCTAGCTTAGAAAATGTAACTGTAGGGTAATTACCTGCAATACCTTCTAGCTGTCCCTCAATGTCGCCACAAGCTGTGCATTCACTGTGGTGTAGTAGTACGATATCCCATGCATTAGTCTCTGCACGTTTATCAAATAAGTCTTGTTGTGTTACTGTTGGTAAAGCCATTATACGTATCCTGTTGAACCTGCTGTTCTATAACAATATCTAATTGAGTATCCTGCAACGTATCCTGATGGGCAACCGTATGCATTTACAAAGTAGAACATCCAAGGTATAGTACTGTGTTGAACACCTGTAGCACCACTGTAATCTAAAGCATTGCCTGTGCCATTTACTACACCACCATCTGTGTAACCAGAGCTACAAGCACCTGGGGTGTTATAACTACCTGCAAAGTAAGGTGACCAACAAGGTCCAGTTGCATGTGCAGTAGTGTTGACATACAAACTATTACTGTAGCCGTAGCCTCCTGTATATTTGTAAGGGAAGTAATTATAAACAGACTCACGTTCAGCAGCAGTGGCTTCTGGAATAAACATAGTATAACCAGAGTTATTGTAAAGGTATACCCACCTGTTTAACTCTGGTCTACCACTATCGCCACCAGGTCCATATCTACCTAGAATAGTAGCTCCATCTGCTATATCACGACTGCTCATTTAAACGATCAACCTCTGCCTTAAGCTCTTTAACTGCCTCAATCAAGTAAGCAATAATCGGTGCAGCACTAACTGTCTTATGCTCTTGTTCTTTTACAGCTTCAGGAATAACAGCTTCTACTTCTTGAGCAATAACACCAATGTCATGTACGCCATCTTCCTTCCAATCAAATGAAACACCACGTAGTCTATCAATTACATCTAGTGCATTTGTGACTGGTGCAATGTTTTCCTTCAAGCGTTCATCTGATGAGTAGTAGAATGCTGTAGCTGTTACAGAGCTAGATGCTGTAAGCGCACCACAAGCAAAGTCTTGTCCACTTGTACCTGCTTTATATGCATAACGTCCATCTGACTCAGACTCAGTGTAATAACGACCATCGTGTGTATGGCTATCATCTGCGACAGTGACGGTTAGAGTAGCATTACCTAAGTTAGTAAATGTAGCTGAACCTGTTGCATCTCCTGCCAGTGTAAGTGTAGGGTCTGCAGTAGCTGTTGTAGCAATACTAACACTGCCCAAGTTAGTCATAGTGCCAGAGCCTGTGACTGCTCCTGTGAGTGTAATTGTAGGGTCTTTAGCTAAAGTTACAACACCTGATGCTACAGAGAAGTCTGTACTGTTAAATGATGCAATACCTTTGTTTGTAGTAGAGGCATCCTCACCAGAGATAACACCAGATGAAACATCAATACCTTCACCTGCACTAAAGTGTGCACGTACTTCTGTTGCGCTGGGGCCAGTGTAAGTAATAACACCTGTGCTGTTGTTGTAAGACAACGAACCGTCACCACCTGCATCAGTTACAGATACTGCTGTTCTAGCTCTAGCAGTTGTATGGTACAGATTTGTAGAACCTTCAGCTAGATCGTCTGTAGTAGATGAGGCTAGACCTTGAGTACTGATAACACCTGTCGAAGAGTTATAAGAGAGGTCACCACTTACACTAATAGCAGCTCTTGCTCTTGCATCAGTGTAATAAAGATTAGTACCTTCTGTTAGGTTTGTAGTGCTGTGGTTACTAATACTTGATACTGTACCTGTAACATCTCCTGTGACATCTCCTGTGACATCACCAGTTACGTTGCCTGTGACATTACCTGTTAAGTTACCTGTAACATTACCTGTAACAGCGCCACTAAGAGTACCAGTAATAGTACCAGTGACACCTAATGTACCACCAATAGATACGTTACCTGTGTTGACTGTTAAGTTACCTGTAGAAACAGATGTATTACCAGTAACAGTCAGGGTACCACCAACAGTGGTATTACCTGTAACGTCAAGAGTACCTAGAGCATCTACATCTGCACCGTTTAACCTTAGTGACTCCACACTGCCAGAATAAATAGATAACTGGTTAGAACGATTAGTAAGTTTACCGTAGTCAACACCACCGTCTTGTAATTTTACATCACCATCATCAGCATCAAGTACGATATCACCCGCTACATCAAATGTTAAGTTGCCTGAAGATACAGCATACTCGTTGTCTTCGATTGTAGTATAGCCGTTAACGCCAGCATTAATAGTGTCAGCATAAAGAGTACCGTCAAAATAACCATCCTTGTATTGTGCAGCACTAGAACCTAAATCTATGATGTTGTTAGCTTTAGGTAGTACCGTAGATGTACTTACAATGATGTCCTGTGCTGGACCTACTTTTGTAATAGGTGCACCTCCACCTACAGTACCATCGTGAGTGTGACCAGTTGAAGCTTGAAAAGCATCTTCGACAGCGTTGAACTCACTGTCAAGATCGTCAGCGTCAATGACGTTACCGTTAGCAATGTTGTTTGCCGTATCTTGGCGTGTGTAACCTGCCATGTGTTACTTCCTTATTGTCTATCGTTCTGCGTATATTCTAGCAGAGCCGTGTCTAGTGTAAATGCTGGGTTTGTTGAGTTGTCTTCAATACGAATAGCTATAACTTTACCTGAGCCTATGATCTGGTTTTGATACACTTTATCCAACTCGCCACCGTATGTAGATGTACCAAAGATAGCTGCAACAGAACCATAATAGGATACTGCAGTACCCGTACTTGTAATAGTTGTGGCTGCTGGTTGAATCAGGTTTTGGTTGTTAAGTCGAGTAAAGTCATACTTAACTGCTAAGTCAATTTCAAAAGAGCCTTGAGGATCAATGTACGTAGTTAGCTTATAAAATGTCTTACGTACCTGTGGATCAGATACTGGCATGTAAGGTGATTCATATATAGCTTCAATGGCCTCACCGTCAAAGTTAGCACCTTGCTCCATTTGATATAAATAACCATCTTCATTAGCAAAGACAATAATTTCAGAGTAGTTATCTACATATTTAGAATCAGCTACAAATGCTTTAATACCTGATGTCTCACCCCAAGCTAGGTTAGCTGCACCTTGGTCAGAAAACTTAGTAACTAACAAACCCCGTGCAACTTTAGCCTGTTCTGACTCTGTGTAAGCAAAGATACGATACTGTGCTTTTTCACGAATGACAATAGAGCAGAAATTAGATGTGCTTTGTGCAAACTTGTATACGTCATCAGCAATAGGATCAGATGCAACTTCAAGAGCAAAGTCACCAATACGGTCTGTTGCACCTAGTAGTCGGATACCATCAGGTGACATGTACATAATATCACCACCAACTTCCTGAATAGTATCAGGGTCAAGACAACCAATACTCTCTGTAATAGGGCTTAGTTGGAAGTCTGAGATAGTCGAACCAGTAATTCGTTGAATCTTGTTACGACTAAAGATAATAAGCTGATCACGAAACGAGATAAGTCCAGTAATCACATGGCTTACATTGATAACGCCACCACCATTAGCTGCTGTAAAATCATCAGGATCACCAGGGGCTGAGAAATACAGGTTAGAACCTTTAGAGAAGAACACAGTATTCTTAAATACTGCTACCTGTTCTGCACCCTGTAAGTCTGTAGAAGATGTTACAAAGCTAAGTGTACCTGCTGTATCATCATAAAGGGCTGGGTAATTAACACTATCTACAAAATAAATAAACTCACCAGCACCAAAATTAAAATCTGTAGAACGAATCTTATTACCAAGTAAAGATGTTGTACCTAGTGAAGACCAACCTGCACCTGTAGTTTTGTGATACTCAGTTACACTACCATTACTTCTAGCTGCAATAAACTCTGAAGGTTTAACAACTTTAACACCTAGTACTCTACCTGATCCTGGAATTACATCAGTCTCAGCTTTATCATAACCAAGTATTTTAGAGTAGCCACCTGAACGTGCAGGTTCAAAGTTCTGTAAAATAGTAGCAGAACCAATAGCATTAATCCCCTGTTGTAGAGGACTCATGTTTGAGATAAGGCCACCCTTAAACTCAATAGGAAATGTCTGCCAATTAGTAGCCATTAGTATGCAACTCTACGATCCCGAATATATTCAGTACGATTAATGTTTTGAGATCGCATGTACTTAATGCCATCAGTAAATTTGTTTTGTGATACTGTAGCTGCTTGCATGTCGCCTCTGAATACGTAGGCATAATACATAGCACCATCTACAATAATGTGTCTAAATTGTTCTGGTATTGCAGGTACGTCTGCAGCTTTTTCCATGTCAACACCAACAGTGTAGTACTCATATACTACTTCATACGCTTGGTCTGGTGCAGGGATAAAAAGTAGCTCACGGCTAGGTGCACGTATTACAGAGTGTGGTACAGTTCTGTTGGATGTATTAGAGTTATACTCATAATCGGCGTATTTGTCAAGGTATTCTTCATAATTCAACACTTTTAACTTATTAGTACCCACACTTAAAGTATCATCTCGTCTAATGCGGAAGCTATTCATGTTAATAGTTTTAGAGTCATACGGCATACTGTAACGAACTTCACCAGGTGTCAGTACTTCTGTTTCCTCTACGTGATTCCAAGGCCACTCAAACTCTTCTTGGTGTATGTGCCTAATAGATGCATTAACAGCATCCTTAGTAAGGTTGTAGTAACCCTGTGCACCAGCAAAGTTAGACGTGGTAAGCTCTACTTCGTTAAGGCGGCGGTTAACGTCATTTACTAGACCGATAAAATCGTAAGCCATTCTTACTTCTCCTTAACCCGTAGATATACACTACGTTCATACTGCAAGCCTTCAACTGTCGTAATCTTACATGTCACTTTGTATCGCACGTTATTAGTGCCAAGTGATAAACGAATAGTGGCTACAGTAAGAGTGTTAGTCTTCTGTACCATCTGTAAGCCATTGACTACACTAGCTGCATTTACTTCTGTCTTAGTGCCATCAGCATCATCAATATACCAAGTTACACCTGAGATAGTGTCATCGCCAAGAAAGCGTGACCAATCAATGTTGTAATCTAGTAGTTCATCTTTATCTTTGTCAGGCCACTTGTATGACATAAATGTATTCCTTACGCTGCGATACGAACTGTTCTGTCAGTATCCATAGCTTCTATATAAACAGTTCTGTTAGATAAGTCTGCTGGGATACGTACTGTGTAACCCTGATCTGTAGCTGATACATAAACAACACGGTTACGATCAAAGCTATCTTTAATACTTTCATAGTCAAACTGTACGGTAGTGACTACAGGACGTTTAGTGTAGATGTTTAGAGGTACAGACGTAATCTCAATAACGTTAACTGTACGTGTAGTTACAGTACCTATAGCAGAGTTAGCTGCTACACCTACTGGCAATACAACAGCCTTAGCTTTAACAGTAGGTGATCCTGCAGTAATACTTAAGGCTGGTACTGTAACGCTTACATTAGCTTCTGCTAGTACAGTAGTTGTACCGATATTGCCTGTAGAGTCAACCCCTTGTGGTTCTACTACAGCTTTAGCTACTACTGTTGTATCACCTACAGAGCTAGTTGCAGCTATTGAGCTAGGAACTACAACAGCTTGAGCATCTACTACGACACTGTTGACTGCACCTGTAGCTCCTACACCTGTAAGACTTAGGTTAGCTGCAGATACAGTAACAACAGTATTAGTGCTGCTTGTGGCTGCTACACCAGTTGCAATAGTACGTACTTCACCACCAGCGGCAAAGGCATTTACTGAAAATGGTGTAGAGCCAAAGAGCATTTATTATGCAGCCTCTTCTTCAGGTGTTTCAACAGAGGTAGCAAGCATCTGTACAAACGCATCACGTCCTACAGATAGTTGATCTAAGTTGAAACGCACACTAGATAACTTACGGTCTAAGTCATTAATGTGATTCAACATAGTCTGTTGCTCTTGTGTTAAATCTTCAACGAAGTATTCTTTATCGTTGATAGTGATGGGAGTCTTTTTATCTTTACCCATTGCTAATCTCCTTTATGAGTTTGCTTGTATTGCTGCATTAACAGCAGTCATATCTTCGTCTGTCCAGAAGTCTTTGTCAACCATTAGCTGTAGATGCTCTACGTTGCGTGACACAGTGTCAGCCCAGTCAGCATCGTCCATGCCCTCTGGTTGCCCAGCGTTTAGCAAGTCAACAGAGTGACCCATTGCTGTGTAGTGTTGTGCGATTTCTTCCGCAGTTGGTGTATCAGTCATTTGTTTCTCCTTTTCTGACTAATGTTAAGCGTTTTCTAAGGCAGTGATCCGTGCCTCTAGTTCTTTGATTGTAGCGACCAAGAGTGGCACTAGCTTGCTTTGGTCAATGCCTTGGTAGACAGGGTTGCCATCTGCATCTACTTCATCTTTTGTGCCGTGAATTGCCTCTGGTACAACTGTTTGAACTTCGTGCGCTAGAAAGCCATCCACAGTAGTGTCGGCGTCTGCAATAAAGTTAAAGCGATATACTGGAATTTGTTTTATACGATCTGTTGCACCTGTTAAGACAACTACGTTCTCTTTAAGTCGATAGTCAGATGTTGTGTTGTAAGATACAGATGACCCGTTTGTAGTAACCTTTGCAACCTCAGTAGAAGAAGAATACCAACGAATTAAGTCTCCGCTGCCATTTCTTTTAAAACTTGCCGCTGTTCCACCACCTGATCTTTGCTGCTCAGCCCACAAACAGTCAAATTCACTAGTTACAAAATAAACAGCACCATTGCGAAGTGGTTAAATTTAAAGATGCACCAGTGCCGCCAGACCCGAAAGTACCTCCAGTAGAACCCAAAGTAATGTTTCGGTTGCTATCAATATGCACCCTAGGATTACCATCCCCATCCGACAGCACGATGTTGTTGCTTGAGGTGCGGATGTCCAAGCCGCCTTGGTTGCCGTT